ATATGTTAAAAGAGATGATATTGAAATTATAATGATTCAAATTGATAAGGATAAAGACATTGATATTGAATTGCCTGATTTTGTATCAAAGGTTATGTGGCATAATAAATATCCAAGATCTAAAAAAACAATATATAATGGTATTATAAATAATAAACCAGTTTCCAATACTTTAATATGGTATGAATTAGCACAGATAGAAAAATTTCAAAATATATTTGTATTAGGTGGAAATAATTTAACAATAGATGAAATAAATTTAGCAAATTCTTTAGAAATTCCATATATTTATTATGCTTTAAAAAGAAAATATTTAGGAGATGGTAAAACTTTGATAAGTAAAAAATTATCATTAGATGATAAAATTGGTCCTACAATTATTTTATCAAATTAAAATCTAATCATATTTTAGTATGTTATTGAAATTTTTTTTAAATGAATATTTAAAAATAGACCCTTTATATGCGGTTACTATTTTAAATATTAATACAAATAATAATATATATACAAATTATTTATCAAATGAATATTTAAGTAAATATAAAAAATTATTAATAAAATATAAAAAAAAAACATATAATAAAAAAAATTTAAACGATAAATTATTATATACAATATGTAAAAATGAATTGATATTACATAAAACTAAATATTATTTATTTTCATTAAATTCTTGTGATAATTTAATAATAGATTTTAAAGAAATTAATGAAGTATATTATAAAATTAATAATTTAAATGATTACAATTCATTAATTAATAGAATTAAATCTTTTCAAATTATTATTGATACTTTAAAAATTAGATTATTACAAGGTATAAATAAAAAGTTAACTATATCTAAATTTATATGTAATAAAGTTATTAAAGATTTAGAATATTTTATAAATAATAAATTATATATTATAAATATTGATAAAAAATTTTATAAATATGATTATATTAATATAATAAATAAATATTATAGAGATAATATTATTAAATTTATTAAATTTTTAAAGTATACATATCTGAACAAATGTAAAAATTCTATAAGTATGTCTAAATTACCTAATGGTAAATATATTTATAAATCTTTTATTTTATCAAATTTATCTTTAAATATTAAACCTAAAAATATATTTAAAATTGGCATAGATGAAGTTAATAGATTACAAAATGAATTTAGAAAAATTATGAATAATACTACTAATTATAATAATTTAATAGAATATTTTAATTATATGTTAAATAATAAAAAGTTTAAATATGAAAATAATACTCAAATGTATAATCATTATATTTATATGCAAAAATTTATTAATAAAAATATTATTAATAAATTTTTTTATAAAAAAGTTAAAGATTATAAAATAAAATTTGTTGATAAAGAATTTGAAGATATACGACCAGCAGCATATTATTATCCAGTATCTAAAAAAGAAAATGGTATAATATATATAAATGAAAAATTAAATAAAAATAAATATAATACTTTTGTATTAAGTTTACATGAAGGTATTCCTGGACATCATTATCAATATAAATATATGACAGATAATAATATACCTTTATCTAAAATATATACAATTTTTGATACAGCATATGTTGAAGGTTGGGCTTTATATTGCGAATCACTTGGTAATGATTTTTATAATAATGAAGAATATTTTGGCAAATTATCATTTGAAATATTACGTGCTTCGAGATTAGTAGTAGATGTTGGTATCAATTATTATAATTGGAGTTATAAAAAAGCATATAATTATATGAAAAATAATATTCCATTTGACGATGATAATATTAAAAATGAATTAGAAAGATATATATGTTCTCCTGGGCAAGCTTTGTCATATAAAATTGGAGAACTAAAAATTATTGAAATACGAGATAAATTTATTAATAATAAACATGGCAATATTAAAGATTTTCATAAAAAAATATTAGATAATGGTGTAATAACTTTAAATTTATTAGAAGATTTTATTATTAATTAATCTTGTGTAATTAACTTTTATATTATTTTGTATATTATAATTAATAAAATGTATGATAATGAATTATACACACGTATATATAAAGGCGATATTCAGAATAGTATATATATATCCACTAAGTTAATATTAGATGACCCTTCAAATAAAAATATAGAGTTATTAGAAAATACTTTTATTGCTATTTGTTCTTATATTGGAACATTTATATCTATTTTAGATATTAAATTGTGGATTTTAGTTATTTATGATATTTATGATTTTATAAATGATTCTAAAATTGTTATAAAAAATATTTATTTAATTATTACTAAATTATGTATTATTTGTAATATATATATTAATAATCCCGTTTCTAAATCTGGAATTATTAAAATAACATCACTACGTGAAAAAATTATATCCTTATTTTCTAATAATAATAAATTATCTTATTATTATATTAAAAAATTTGATGAAATTATTCCACCAATTGATAGCGAAACATATGATATTTCTGTTATTATTATTAAAGGTATTACAGATTTAATTAATGAATGTGAGGAATTATCAGATGATAATGCTAATATTATAATAAATAATTCTAATAAAATAAGAGATTGTTTTGATTATTTTTCAAGAAAGAAATATATATTTGAGACAAAATTTCATTCTTCTGATAATGATTCAATATGGTTTTTATGGGGATTATTAAAAATATTATATGATGTGGAATTTATTGATATTGGTTATAAATTGTTTGTTTGTAATTATAATAAAAGATTAAAAACTGAAAGACTTGGTATTTTATGGGGATTATCAGTTTCAATTATATATATAATTAAAAAAGATATATCAAGATCATGGAATAGTAAGGAATTAAATATTATAAATAAAATAGATGATATATCTATTCAATTATATAATGAAATTAAAAAAGATTTAAATAGTAAAAATATTATTGATAATACATCTGTTCCGACAAATAATAATACTAATGGTTTAGATTATTTAATTACTTATAGACCATCAATTATTAAAAATAATAATGTATTATATGATAATATTAACAATAATAACAATAATAATGATGATATAGTAAAAAAAATTAAATATAATAAAAATAAAAAATAAATATATATATAAATAAAAATATTATTATTTCTAATATAGATAATTTTTTAGATAAAATTAATAATAATCAAGATGATGTTTATTATATTATAAAAAGTTATATTAATATTGAATATTGTTAAAGAATTTCAAGAAGAAAAAAAGAAGAATTATAAAATATTCCTAAAAAATATGGAAAAGATATATTAAATATAAAGATAATAATAATGATTATTCTAAAATATAATAAATAAATATTATACATGTTCATCGCTATCTTCTAATTTATGATAATGATGATTATTAGTATTATTTTTTACATAATCTGGACCACCTAATATTCTATTTAATAATTCTTCACTTAATTCTTCATTATCACTTTCCATTTTATAAGAACCATAAAAATATTTTATTATATTTGTATAAAATATTTTTATATAATTATATAAATCTAATAATAATTCAATAAACATTTATTATTTTATTATTTTATTATTTTATATTTTATATATATAAAAAAAATGATTAAATTATATAAAAAAATATGATGTTATATATATAATGCAGATATTTGTTAAAACACTTACAGGTAAAACTATTACACTCGAAGTAGAATCTTCTGACACAATTGATATGATTAAATCTAAAATTCAAGATAAAGAAGGTATCCCACCAGATCAACAACGTCTAATTTTTGCGGGTAAACAACTTGAAGATGGACGTACTATAGCTGATTATAATATTCAAAAAGAATCTACTCTACATCTTGTTTTAAGATTAAGAGGTGGATATTGATTTTACATCAAAAAATTTGTACATTTTATTTCATTATCATTAATATTATGAAATTTTTCTAATATTTTACAATCTATTGCAGATTCTTTAATAATTTGATATAAAATAAATAATTCTCCCAATCTTTCTTTTGATTCTTTATATATTTTTTCTTCTACATTTATAATATTTTTATCTATCTGTTTTGATTTTTTTATTAATTCTTTTTTTATTTTATTATCATTTTTAATTTCTTCTTTCATTGCTTTTATTTCATTTTTATCTACTTTTTTATCTAATTCTAATATATATTCATTCATTTTTTTAATATTAATTTCTAATTCTTTTAATTTTTCTTCAGAATCTCCAATAGTTTTTAATTCTATTGGAAAATCGGAAATATAACGATGTATATTTACTTTCCATTCATTATTTTCTTTATTTAAATCAGAATGACTACAATATCTGGCTGCTCTTCCCAAAGTTTGTTTATCACTTGCCCATGTTACTAATGGTTCAAATATATGAATATTTCTTACTCCTCTTAAATCTATACCTTCATTATAATTTTGAGATGCTAAAAATATTCTCACATAATCTCCGTTTTTATTTTCTTTTGAATTGTAAAATTTAATTATTTGATTCATATATTCGCCACCTTTTACACCATATTGTGATATTTCACTACTTATTGCCAATACATATCTATCTTTCATATCAGGATAAGTTTTAGTATCATTATAATGTTTTGCTTCTGCTATCGATAATTTTTTATATCCTATCTTTTCAAGTTCTTTTGCAATTGCTAATATACCATGTCCACCATGACCTCTATTTTCATAAAATGCACTATATATATAATGCTTTTCATTAATATATTGTTGTATTTTTTCAAATAAATGTGGCATTTTTCCAGAAAAATCATGTAAATTCATATCTTTTTCGAAATTATATAATGAATTTGAATATCTACGCGCCTGTATCCAATATTTGCTACTTTGATGTTTTTTTGCCAATATATCGAAATTTTTAACACTATCTTTTGTATCTTTAAATACATCTACATATTTTTCATATTGTTTTAATCCCATTGGATATTTTTCGGGTGGATTATCTATTAATAATGGAAATTTACTTAAATCATTACTCATATCAAAAAATGATACTAAACCTCTTATTTCATATTTAAATTTATTTATTGATATATCATTTAATAAATCAGGGACTATTATTTCTGGCATATTTGGATCTCTTAATATATTTATTAATTTTAATACATCTTCTAAATTATCACCAGGTGTTGCTGTTAATATTACTATTTTTAAATTTGGAAATATTTTAGGATCTATTAATAATTTTTCTAAATATGAATGTTCCTCTTTTTGTGTTTGTAATGGTCTAAATAAATTATGAACTTCGTCTATTATTAATATACTATTATTTAAATCTATATAATCTTCATCTTTTATTTTATCTGGATTATTTTTTACATTTATTCTTGCATTTTTAGCTTGTATTTTTGTATTTTTAACTAATTCTTTCAATGTTACTATTTTATCCTTAATATTATTTTTTTTATTATTAAAATATAATTTTTGTTCTCTTTTAAATTCATTTGGTGGTAATTTTAATATATTTTTATATTCTTCACTTATATTATTAAATTCTTTTTTTGCACTATTTAATTGTTGCAATGCTTCCTTCTCCTCTATTTTTTTTTGTTTAGCATCATTTTTTGGATCATTTTTTACTTTTACTATTTTAGAAATATTTGTAATAACATCACTTGGTAATGCAGTTTTTTTAAATTTTATTTTTTTAGTTTTTAATGTAGGTTGTAATGTGGCTTGTAATGTGGGTTGTAATGTGGGTTGTAATGTGGCTTGTAATGTGGGTTGTAATGTGGGTTGTAATGTGGGATTAGTTTCGGTTGGGTTTTGTTGTATTGTGTGAGATAATATGGGTTTTATTTTAGTTTTTTTAACTTTTATATCATCTTTTTTAGATTCTTTTTTAGATTCTTTTAATAATTTATTATGAGTTGCTCCATTTTTTTGTATACATCTACCAGTTTTATAATTACATATTTCTCCTTTTTCTTTACATTTTTTATCTTTCTCTTTAGAACATTTATTTATTAATGCTATATCTCTTTTACCACTACCACCAATTTTATTTTTTTTTATATATTCTGTTTTTTTAACTCTGTTTGATAATTTAGCAAATGAAAAAAATCTCACTTTTCTTTTTTTAAAAGCTTTTTCTATATTACTTAAAGTTTCTTTATCATTATTTCCCTTATATTTTTTTTTAAAATATGGAAATAAATTTTTTGCACATTCGTGAAATTTAAAATCGGGATTACTATTTATCGCATCTAATGAACTGGCATATATTATATCTCTATCCGTCTCCCAAAATGATTCCATTACACCTGTTGCTACACATAATTTTCCACTACCAGTAGAATGCCAACCTAATATACCACGTTGATTTAATTTACCATCTACTACCAAATGCATTATTTTATTTATTACAGATTGTGAAACTGATGGTAACATACCACTATCTTGTACATCTTTTATATATTCAAAATCTTTTCTTTTATTCAAATGTTCTATAATATTATCAGAATATATTAATTTAAAATATTTTTCTAATAATTTTTTTTTACCACTTGTTACTTTAACACCATTTTCTCTTAAAATATTATGTTCTTCTCTATATTTTTTTAAATCTTCATTTGATTTAATATATTTTTTTAAGTCAACATAATGTTCATTTATACTCGGATTTAAATTAAATATTTTATTTCTTAAATCTTTTAAATTTTGTATAACTAATTGATAATCACTATCATATAATTCGTTTATTACTGATATTTCTTCTTTAGAAACATTTGAAATACATCTATTTCCATCTCCTATTAATTTACTTGTTTTTGGAGCATAATTTGAATTAAAATATTGAAATAAATAATCCTCTATTTTTTTTTTATCAAAATTTATCATTTGATTTTCTTTTTTTTTTGAAACACAATCACTTTTATATTTTGTTTTATTTACAAATTCACAATTCATATCATTATTACAATTTTGTTTATTTCTTTCTATATCTAATGTTAAATCGTGTTTTTTTCCATCAATCGGTCTTAAAATTTTTGATGTATCTATATGTGCTGCACATTTAGCATCATTTTCTGATACCCAACAATTTCCATTATCATATAAATTTTCTCTATTAGTATCATTCTCTTTCCATACTCCGTTATAAAAATCACAATCGTCTTTATTATTAATATTTGTATAATAATTATTATCTTTTTCTATAATTTTTGGAGGTAATTTCTTTAATTGACAATTATCGTTATTTAATTCAAATGGATGCATTAATTTATAAGTATTTACACCTGGATATAGGTATGGGTCTATAGATGGTTTATTATATTTAAAATTTGGACCATAATAATTTTTACATGCTTTTTCACGTTGTTTATTTTCCGCTCTTATTTTTTTATACCATTTTAAATCTTTTTTAAATTTTAAATCTGGATTATAAAATTTATTTTTATTCATATCTCTATATATATAATATGTAATTATTTTTTAAAGATATCTTGAATATATGCGTTCACTAGATGGTTCGTATCTATTTATATCTATTAATTTATTATCATATATAATATTATTATCATTAGAATTATTACTTATATCGTGTGTTCCTTCTTCTTTATCTACTTTTTGTATTTCTGTACAATTAAAAAAATCTATAATTTTACTAAATAATACCTTTATGAAACTCATATCTATTATAATTATATAATAATAAATTATTTTTATATTAATGTATAATTTTCTATATTTTCATCATCAAGCCATATATCCATATATTTTAATAATAATTTTATTTTTTTTATATTTGAATATTTTTTTAATAATTTAGAATTATTTTTCCATTTCTTAAATAATTCATCTGTTATTCTATAACAAATATCTATTGTATCATTAAATAAAATATATTCAAAATATCTATTTCCCATATATATTTGTTTTTTATTATTTCTACAACAATTTATAATATTAATATCTGGATTATTTTGATTTTTTTTTATAAAATCACTTATTTCTAATGTATTTTTTGAATTATAACCTCTCCAACATATACAATAAGGATATTTAAAATTACTACATTTATATTTTGATGTAAAATAATTTTTTTCTTCAAATGTTAAATTTGTTCCACGACATTCAATACTATGTTTATTATATATATATATTTTCTCTACTTCTAAATAATTTTTATATACCTTCATATATATTTTATTATATTTTTCAACATCAGTATATGTATCAAATATCATTTAAATATATTTTATATATTATATAAATATTTATATATAAATAAATAAATATTTATATAATATATAAAATATAATGAATTTTAATATTGAAATATTATATAATTTAAAAGATATTAAATATAATATATTTATTGGTTTTTGTTGTGGTATTATATCATCTTATATTGTATCATATATTCCAATTTTATATACAGATATCATTAAAATTTTAATTAAAAATGATACTACAAAAGACGATAATAATATATTACAAAATTATATATATATGTATTTATTATATAAATATTCAAGTAATATTTTTGCAGCTATACGAGGTTATATTTTCACAATTTGTTGTTTTTTAATTAATATAAAAATAAAAAAAAAAGTTATAGAATCTTTATTTAATAAAGATTTAAATTATTATGCAAATAATAAAAATTCTGAAATTATTGATATTGTTGCTAATGATTCTGCAAAATATGCAGATTTATATACTTTAATTATTAATATTTTCTTTAGAAATATATCACATTTTTTTATAATTACTTATATTTTATATAATAAATCTTATAAATTATATATATTATGTTTAATATTTTCATTAATACAATTTTCAATTGCACATTATTATAATATATATTTCTATGATAATTCTGTAAATGCTACAAATGAAATTATTAATAAATTTAATAATTTAATTACTGATTATGTTAATAAAATTGAAACTTATAGATCATTAGGTTTAGAATGTAATACTTATAATAAATTAAATAATTATTGTAATATTTTAAATAATTTAAAAAATAAAGAAGGTTATTATTATGGTATTAGTTTATTTATTAGAAATTGCATAGATGGTAGTGTTATATGTTTATTAATAATATGTGGATTAAAATTAAATATATCTAATAAAATTATTTATGAATTTACTATATATGTTTATGAATTTATACATATTTTTAACGAATTAATTAATATTAAAAAAGATATAACCTGTAAAAAAAAATCCATAAATAAAATTAACGATTTAATATCATATGATAAAATAGATTTATGGGGTAATTTTATGTATAGTAATATTTTTAATTTTATTCCTAACATTAAAATTAAAAATGTATCATTTGCATATACTGAAAATAATAATATTTTAACTAATTTTAATTTAGATATTTTACCATATGAAATTATTGGTATTGGTGGTAAATCTGGTTCTGGTAAAAGTACAATGTTGAAACTTTTATTGGGTTTATATAATTGCGATAATGGTTCGATTTTAATTGATAATATTCCAATCAAAAATTTTGATAAAAATTATTTCTATAATAATATTATTTCATATGTTGGTCAAGAACCAGTATTATTTGATACTAATATTGATGATAATATTATTATTGATAATGATAATTATGATATTGAATTATTTAATTATATTAAATCATTGATTGAAGATATTAACATTACTAATAATAATATTAATTTATCTGGTGGAGAAAAACAACGTATTGCTATATGTAGAGCATTTATGAAAAAAACAAAAATATTATTATTAGATGAACCAACTTCAGCATTAGATGAAGATAATGAAAAAAAGGTTCTCGAATTAATAAATGATTTGCATAAAAAATATAAAATTACAATTATTATTGTTTCGCATAAAAAATCAACACTTAATATTTGTAATAAAATTGTAAAAATTAATTAAATTATTTATTTTTTATATTTTTAGCTATCATTTCCAAAGCACTTTTATACTTATTATCTTTTTTATTTAATACTTTTAGATTTATATTTAAATTATATATTATATCTTTTTTTTGGAATTTAATATTATCCTCTATATTAAAATTTCCATATTTTACAATATCATATTTAATATTTGGTAATGGTTTTAGTGTAGTTATTTTAATCATATTTAATTATTTAATTATTTAATTATTATCATTTTTTTTATAATTTATATTTTCATAAATATTTAATGTTTTTGTAATTTCTTCTTTACAAATTGGACATATAAATAACATATATAATCCATTTTTTGTATTATATATATTTTTTTCTATTAATATTTTTAAACATTCATTACATATCATACGATGACCACATGGTATTGATACTTTTAAATCAAATAATAATATTTCAGAATAACATGTTACACAATCAACTATAAATGGATCGTCGACTATTTTATTATTATTCTTTTTTTTTCTTAAAATACACTGGAGCATAGTTAAATAATTAATATTATTATACAATAATTGTCAATTTTTATTTATTTAATCAAAAATTAATTATATTTAATTTGTTATTTTTAATATATTTGAATTTGTTTCATATAATATTTTATATTTATTTATACAATATTATATAAAATAGTACATTTCTTTAAAAAATAAAAAATTTGAAAACCTTTTATATTATTTTATAAAAATTAAGAAATGTACTATTTTAATAAAATATTATTTCATTAAATCCTTCATCCATTGTTGGTTCTTCATACTTTTTTCTATAAACATAATATGTTATTTTTGGTATTATCTTATCACTTTTATTATTTCGAAACATCGATTCTACCATATCTGTTTTAATATTTATACATCTAATATTTATATTGTATTTTTTTGCTATATCTATATATTCTTTTCTTTTATTTTTTGATGCATTTGTAGAATCATATACTACAGATAAGCCATATTTTAAATATTTTTCTGATTCTTTTATCATCTTTTTACTCTTTATATATTTATCACCACTTATCACAATATAATTATCATTTTCTAAATTTTTACTTAATGTAGATTTACCACTTCCTGGATATCCTACCATTACAATTATTTCTTGATTCTTAGATTTTTTTATTTTAACATCTTTATTTTTATTTATTGAAAATAATTCGTCGGGTGAATAATATTTTATACCAATATTTTCAGAAAATTTCTTATCTACATCCGACCAATCTCCTTGTCTTCCTAATGCATCACCAACATAAAATGACTTATTTCTATCCCATTTTTTATTATTTACAAGAATATTAAACATTGAAATATTTGGCTTTGCATTAATATTATCAGATGCTATAATATATGATAATGGTATATTTAAATTAAATAATGCATTATAAATTTCTTGTGTTTTTTTCGAAGTATTTTTTCTTTGATTACTTATTATATTTATACTATAACCTTTATTATATAGTTTTTTTATAATATTTATAACATTCTCTGTTAACCACATCCAATCATTCTCATTTTTAGAAAAAGTACCATTTGTTTTTGGTTTTACTAACGTCCAGTCATAATCAAATATAGCAAGTTTTTGTCTATATCTATATTTATTAATTTTATTTAAAATTGGTTCATTGGTTATTCCTCTATTTTTAATACATCTACCTGTTAATTTATTACATATTTTCTTAATAGTAAAACATTCTGATATTTTTTCCTCAGAACATTTTAACATATTTTATTATACTCTATATTAAATAATTTTTTTATTTAACTATAAAAAAAATATATTACATTGTAATCTTGTTACAATCTTGTTACAATCTTGTTACAATCTTGTTACAATCTTGTTACAATCTTGTTACAAT